CTGTGTGGTACCCCGGGTCCTGTGTGGTGGCCTACCCCGTGGTGTGGTGGGTACGCCCTGTGCGTGGGTGCCCCGGCTGTGGTGCCGCCCCTCCCCGGTGGTGACATGCCGGGGCCTATGTCTGGGTGTGGGGCGGCCTGTGAGGGTGTGGTGTGTGGTGCCGCCCTGCCCTGGTGGTGGCGGGGTGGGTGGGGTTTTGTAGGAAGTGCCGATAGAAGTTCCCGGCCGCCTTTTTTCTGGCAGGCTGGGGTATACTGCTGGTGTTAGCGGTGTCGCGCTGGGGTGGCGCCGCGTGAGCCAGGAAGGTGAGTCTGGTGGGGATTTTAACTGCGACGCGTTTCGCTGGTGCGGATGGGACTGTGACGCTGCAGCGGGATCGTGTGGATGTGCAGATGAAGGGGAAGCTGCGGACGACTCGGGTCCCGTATGCGTCGATCACGCGTGTGGGCTTGGAGGACGGTGAGGCCCTGTCTTCTCGGGTGACTGCGACGCGGCTGCTGCTGATCGGTGTGTTTGCTTTTGCGGCGAAGAAGAAGACGGGTGGGTCGAAGTTCCTCACACTGGAGTCGGATGAGGTTTTTGTGACGGTGGAGGTGCCGCGGAAGAAGGTGAATGAGGCACGGAAGTTTATGGCGCAGATTGAGCGGCGTCGTCGTTGATGCTGCTGGGTGCGCGCCGCCCCGGACCATTGAGTGTGGTTCGGGGCGGTTTTATATAGGCGTTCACGCATGGGTGTGCGCCGGTTGTGTGACACATACTAAGGGTGGCGCGTGTGTTTGTGCAACTTCCACAAGTGTATGACGGTCGCCACATGCACCTCATCTGTCCTCCCACTAGACACATTGTGTACGCCTGCCGTACACTAGGGCTATCGGGACGGACCCGATGACCTACCACAAGGGAGATAGAAAATGAGCGGACATGCCAGCGGGAGCCAAGTCAGTTACATCGTCAATCTCTTCGACCGCAGTGATCTCACCTGGGGCGAGATGATCTCTATCCTCGACGAGGTGCACAATGGTGGATACCGGATGGGCGAGATGCGCAGCATCAAGCAGGCCGCCGGATACCTGAGTCGCAGTGAGGCGAGCGAGGTCATCGAGCGGCTGAAGGGCTGACAGAAAGGCGGCGGAGCCTTAAGCAGAGGCTCCGCCGCTTCCTCCCCGCTCGCGCGGGGTGTGGGAGCCCAGGTGAGCGGGACTCCCGATGGTCTCCTACCACAGGAGATGACAGCACCATACCACATACCTACCGTACATTGGAGACATATCATGACTACCACACCTCAGTCGCAGGCCCGCTCGTGGCTGCGCTGGATCGCCCGCCACTGGAGCGCCGACCGGATCGCAGACCTGCCGGTCTATGACGACGAGCCGTACAGTCTGGGCGGGGACGCCTACTACCACTATCGCGGTCTCCATGAGACCGACCTGTACATGTCGGAGTATATCTATGTGGATGATGGCGTGGCGACGCTGACGGTCCGCTGGTACCGCGACACCATCGGTGACGCATATGCCGCTGCGGACGAGGAGGTGGACTGCCCGGAGTGTGACTACGGGGACGTGGACATGGCGCACACAACTCGGATCGCCGCAGTGCACCGTGAGCGTATGGCTGAGGGTGTGCGTGCTGCGCTGGCTGCGGATGAGGAGTGTGGCGCTGACTGGAGTGGGGTGACGGTCCGGTGAGCGGCCAGATGGTCGAGGTGCGCCTGGATGCGCTGCTGGAGCTGAGGAGGGCCGTGATGGCCGAGCGGGCCGCCCGCGAGGACGCGGATGCGGCCAGGGAGCGGATGCGGAAGGCCGCCCTGGACGCCGTGGACGCCGGGGCGTCCGTGTCGGAGGCGGCACGGCTGGTCGGGGTGCCGAGATCCACCCTCTACCGGTGGCGTGACGGGCGCGATCGCACGGAGAGCGGGGAGGGCCTGTGATGCGTGCCGAGAATTTCGAGGCGGTCATCCCGGCCCCGCTCCTGGGCGGCCGCACGGACCTGCTCGTAGAGGGGCTGATGGCGCTGGCGCGGCAGGGCGTGGCACTGATGCTGGGCGTGCCTGTCGGCGAGCTGGCTCCCTGGGATGCCCGGATGATTGAGGTGAAGCGGCTCAATGATGGGACGGTGCGTGTGCGCATGGTGCCGGCCGAGACTCTGCGACGGCTCCTGCCGGCGCGGCTGGTCGGCGAGGACGGTGAGCCGGAGCCTGAGGAGTGGCAGAGGGGCGTCCGCGGGCGCCTCGTAGAGGGAGAGGAGGTGAAGATAGCGCGGTGCTCTTTGGACGGCGCCTATGAGGTCCGCCGATATCGGTCGGCCGAGTGGGATCCGGTGGGCGGGGTATGGGTGTGGCGCCTGAACTTAGTCACGTGACGGGTGCTACACCCAAACAGGGTGGCGCACAACTAGACACCACGTGTTGCGTCGCGATACACTTGGGCTATCGGGAGGGACCCGATGACCTACCACAAAGGAGACAATGATGACCACCAGCACCCAGGCTACCGGAACCCGCCGCGACGCGATCGTCACCGCGATCGCCCTCGGATTCTGGGTCAACGCCGGATACGGGGCAGGCGCCGACCTCGCGCGCATCCCCTCGGCAGAGCAGATCGACGCGCTTTACCTCAAGGGCACCCCTCTCAATGACGACATAGAGTACTGGGAGGACCTGGAGGAGTGGGCCATTCGGGAGGCGCGCCCTCTCGTGAGCGAGGAAGGTTGGTGGGTTGACGAGGCCCACTGCGCCTTTGGCATCACCAATAGCGTCATCCAGGATGCGGCAGCCCGCGCCGTGACGATGATCCACGACGCTCAGCATGGGCAGCGCGACACCAATGACACGCTGGTCGAGTCGATGCGCCAGCACATCAGGATGGTAGAGCGAGCAGCCAGCAATCTCCTGCGGGAGATGATGGCTGTCGAGCACGGCGCCTGATAGTAGACAGCCCGGACGGTCGTCGGGCGGGTTCGACTCCCGCCCCGGGCACGGCAATATGTCACAGAGAGGATCAGGACAATGACCGATATAAGGCATACCAGGCTCGCATGGCACGAGACCTCGTATCTGCCGGACACTGTGCGAGAGACCGGAGAGGTAATCATTGAGGACTGGACCGCAGGCCTCGTCCACAAGGCTTCGGTGACCCTGGAGGTGCTAGACAATGACGACGGCGAGACCTGGATCGCTCAAGAGGGTGAGGAGGAGCTACCCGACGGGGCGGACTGGGAGGACCGTGAGCCGTTTGAGCAGGCGGAGGACCGGCTGCTCACGCGGCTGGGGATGACGCGAGCAGATCTGACTGACGAGACCGACGTCCCGGGGAGCTGGATGTGATGCGGCGGGACGTGGCTGCTGATCGGTGTGCCGGCATGGTGGTGTGGCTGTCCAGTGATTTGCGGGTGCATGTTGATCGTGTGGTGGTGAGGGCGATGGGCGTAGAGGTTCATTATTGGGACGAGGATGGTCGTGAGATGGTGGCGATTGTGCCGCCTCGCACTCGTCTAGCGGTCGCGTGAGACCGTCCACTGATCGTGTGTCACTGGTCCTCGTGTCAGGGCATGCTGCCGGCGACCTAGCGTGAAGCGAACGCCTGTTCGATAGGCGCGGCTGGGTCAGCACGCCACAGGTCAGACGCTATCTTGGCGGTGCTGCCAGCGATTCCTGGGATGGCGACAGTGGAGCCTATCGGCATTTTCTGGAAACCTGTCTTGCTGAGGCTCCACCCAAAAGCGATCCTGGTGCTGGTGATGGCGTCCAAGAGAGTTTGCCGGACGGTGACGGCGAGGCGTGCAATCACCCTCCGGACGCGGGCGGCTAGGAGGGCGAGCCACTCGGGTGGGCTGCCATAGGGGCCGGTGCTGGTGATGATGCGGCCGATATGTGGCTCTTCTGCGGCCATGAGGTTGTGGCGCTGGGCGGGGAGAATTGTTTCAGTCATCGCCTACTGCGCTTTCCACTATGACGATTTTGTCGCTTGGCAGCACTACGGCCTCGCTCGGGCCGCCAGTAATTGCGTAGACGATGCAAACGGCTTCGGGAAATTCATCGGAGCGCATGACTGCTTCCACTTCACGCGGCGCGTATTCATCATCGCTAGAAAAGGTGGTGTCGGTGGAGATGAGGCGGTCACCTTTTTTGATCTCGTCTGCGCGTTTATTTACGAGTTTCCACCGGAACGGATGGGTGTTGGTGGCCTCGTGGCGGCTGAGAGCGTCCAGGAGGACGGGGACGGCGCAGGCGGCCCTTTTCTCGTAGACGCCAACGTCTACCCTGTGCGCGAACTTTTCCGTGAATGGGGCGTTGTCAGCAATGTCGCGGTTTGCCTTTTCAAACAAGTCGCGGATGTCTGCAATGACCTCGCTCAGTGGCACGTCCGCGTATGGGGAATCGCTGCCGGTGTAAGGGATGGCCTGTTCAGTCATGAGCGGTTTTCCTCCTCGTGTGTGGCGTAAACGGGCCAGGCTGCGTCTTCTTGCAGCTGGATCTGGACATATTTGGTGTCGTCTGGGCTGGGGTAGGCGATAGTGATGGTGGTGGTCGTGGCGCTAGCGGTTTCGTCGTCGTGGACGTCGGTCACTGTCCAGACTGCTCCCTGGTAGGGGATTTGGTCGCCGGGGTGGATGTGGCGTGCGGGGGTGTCGGTCGTGGTTATGGTGTGGCGGTTTTTGGCCTGCGTCTCGAGCTGGTCGATGCGGCGTAGCAGGGCGGGTACGGCCGCGCTGCCTTTGGTCTGTGCGGTGAGGGTGGCAATATAGGCTTTCAACATGCTGAGGGCCTTGGCGACCTCCGCCTCTGTGGAGCTATCTGGCGTGATGACCAGGTTTTCGGACCGTGCTTGTGCGTCGTCGCGGGCGGCGACCGCGTCGCGGATATCGGCGATGATGCTGTCGTCATCCCAACCGTTGTATGGGTTGGCTTTTCCAGTGTTTTCTGTCATTTGTACGCTCCGATGCGCGCGTTGATGTGTGTGAGGTTGACGAGGTGGCCGCGGGTGGCGACGTGGCCGCGGTGGATCCACTGTCGCAGGGTGGCCGGGGTGAGGTGGCCGGCGTGGATGTTGAGAGCGTCTTGTCTGGTGACCCAGTGCTCGCCGTCTGTGGTGTGTGTGATGGTGTGGTGGCGTGTGGCGTCGATGATGATGCCGTCGGGGTACCACATATCGCAGGTGGTGCAGGTGCGCCAGTCGGATAGGCCTCTGTCTGTGGTGGCCTGGATGAGGGTGCCACCGCATGCGGGGCACCGGTGGCTGGTGTCGGCCTGGTCGGTGTGGCCGGTGGCCTGGGCGATGTGGTGCCAGGCGGTGGTGATGTCCTCGGCGAGAGAGTCGGCGTCGGAGTATTGGTGGCCCCACCATTCTGCGGTGGTGGCGAGGTAGAGGGCCGGCGGTGTGGTGCGGGGCTCTCCTCGTGCGGCTGCGATGGCGTCGGCCCACCCTTGCAGGATGGTGGTGATGCCGGCGGGCGTGTGTGCTCCTGGCATGCCGTCGTCGAGCTGGTCGAGCCTCTGGCTGAGCCGGTAGGGGAGGTGCCCGTCCGGGCTCCCCGCCCCACCGCTGGTGGGGCGGGGGCTGGGGAGTGTCCATGTGGTGGCCTCGTCGAGGAGAGGCAGCCATGCATGGATGTCCGTGCACATTTGGGAGAGATACCAGTGTTGGGTCACCAGACCGGCCTTTACTCGTCGTATGGGGCGTGCTCCGGGCAGTAGCACGGTGAGTGGTCAGCGCCTGTGTCCTCGACCCACCAGCCGTCCGGTGGGTCGTAGAGCCCATTCCCGGGGGTGCACTGGTCGCAGCCGGGATGGTCGCACGCGTACATTGATATCAGAAAGGAGCTCATTAGTGTTTTGCCCTGTCAAATGCGGATTGGTAGTCGATGTCATCGATGACGAGGAGTCGCCCGTCAGCGGTTTCGATGATCCAGTTCCCAGGCAGAGCTAGGGTTGGGATTTCGCAGGAGAGGTCTACCCCGCGTCTACCTTGTGCCGTGGTTCCGGGGGTGGCGTGGACTGCGGCTGCGACTTCATCGATGTTGTCGGCGGTGACTTGGATGGCCTGTGACCATCTGTTCCGTGGCCGGCAAAGCTCGATCTTGTATGTCATATCATTTCCGTTTCTGAGGGCCGGTTTTGCGGCCCCTTCTTTTAGGCTGTGGTGTAGATGCGCTGGAATTCGTCGTTGCCGTAGACGGTGGCGTCCTCTCCGTCCTCGGAGGCGACGACCCATTCGCCTTCTTCGGCGGGGAGCGGGTCGGTGGGCGAGAATGCGAGGTAAATCTTTCCGTTTTCCTCGTAGTTCTGTGCTCCGATGTGGTCGGCGACCTCGTCGATGTTTTCTCGGTTGATGCGCCATGCGAGGTAGGTGCGTGGCTTGGGTTTGACTGGGAGGCCGGTCATGGTGGCTCCTTATTGTGCGCTGATGTTGACTAGACTGATTTCTTCCGTCCAGGCGGTGATGGAGACGGTTTCGACGTCGTATTCTTCAGGGCCGAAGGTGACGGTGGTGTCTCCGGTGACGCCGGACTGGGTTTTGGCCCACTGGAGGGCTTCTATGAGGTCGTCTACGGTCATGGTGTCTCCTTGTGCGGGTCGATGGGGGTCCAGTCGTTGATTATGTCTATGCTGCGGAGGAGCCAGCCGTATTCTCGCGTGTAGTACTCGCCTTCTTGGTCTCGGAGGGCGATGGTGCCGGGCTCGATGAGGATGCCCCTTCCCTTGTCTTCGCCGTCGTTGATAATGATGAGGTCGGCAGTTGGCCATGGGTGGGGGGCTTCGTCGATTTTCGAGGCTGCTGTGTCATCCACGGTCATTGGTCATCCCGCCTTTCTTTGCGTGCTGCGAGCCATGAGTTCACTAGGATGTTTTGTGCGATGGGGGAGCCCTGGTTCATCGCTAGGAGTTTTGATTCTCCGTTTTCGTCTACGGCCTCAAGGATGAGGACCATTGTGGTGATTTTGTGGCCGGGGTATTGGGCGTCCACGTATGTGCCGGCTAGGTTCATGATTTTTCGGGCGGCTTGCTGTCGGCCTTCTTGGTTGCTCATGAGATCACCAGTCCGTACGTGCCGCCGCCTTTCATGATCGGGTTGAGGGTGACGGGGCGCATGACTCCGAGCGCATATATTGCCACCGGGATGTTGCCGTCGTTGCCTGCGAGTGCACGACACCATTCTAGCTGTTCGATGAGGTCGTTGAGTGTTTTTATCTCGCCCATTTTGGTTCCTTCTCTGGTTTCTGCCTGTTTTGTAGAATGTCTACAAGGCCGGTCGGATTTGTGGATTGTCTACAAGGCTGGTCAGAACGGTGGCTGTGCTGACCAGCTGGCCGCCCCGGCGGGCGCCCACGCCTGGTCGGCTGGAGCGCTCGCGAGGGTGTCGCGAGCCGGCATCGAGCCCTCGTGTGGCCCGGAATCTTGCGGCTGGATGCCCCAGGTGCGGGCGTCGATGCTGAGGGACGTCCGGGGCTGTCCGTCGCGGCTGGTCCAGGTGTTGATGCGGGGGCGGCCGGTGGCGGCCAAGTAGGTGCCCTTGGTGGCGAGCTGGGCGAACTTTTCGGCGTCTTTCTGCCAAACTTTGACGTCTACCCAGACGGTTTCGCCGGCATCCTCCCAGCGCCCGTCGGGTGTGCGCCGGCGCGGCGTGTACGGGACGCTGGCCTGTGCGACAGGGGTCCCGGCCTGGGTGTACCGGATTTCGGCGTTTCGGGCGACGAATCCGGCGATGGTGAGGGTGAGCTCTGGTGCGCTCATGAGGCGATCTCCTTCGGTGTTGGTAAAGCGTTTGATTTCGGCACAGAATTCTCGCCCTGGTGTCCTGTACCAGGTGGGGGCTGTTCGGCGCTTCTAGGGGCCTCTCCGCACCTCTGGGGGGGGGTTCTGGTTGGGTGGCTACCCCGCCGGTTGGTGAGGCTGGCGATTGCGGCCTGGACGCGCTCGACCTGGCCGGGGGCCGGCGGCGGCGCCTCGGGGAGCGCCCGCGGGGCGGGGAGCGCCCGCAGCCACGGGGTTTTCCCGGCGGCGATCGCGGCGTCGAGGCGGCCCAGGAGCTCGGGCAGCGGCACGTCGGGCTCGGCGGCGGCGACCTGGGCGGCGACCTGGGCGGCCGCGCGGCCGTGCCGGTCAGCCTCGACCGCGGCGGCCCCGTCGCCGATAGCCCAATGGAATCCCCGCAAATACGCGGATTGCTCGTAGGCTGTCCGGCCCTCGGTCGGTGGCTCGTGGCGTCCGAGCCAAGCGCGGACGCGCTCGGCCCGGACGGCCCGGGCGGCCCGGTTCAGGTCATCCGGCTTGACCGCCCCATAGGTCTTGATTTCCCCGGAAACAAGCCGTTTTACTGCCTCGGCGAGGAGCTGGTCGGACGTGTCGGAGACCAGGAGCCCGAGCCAGGTCCGGGCCTGGCGGGGCGAGTCCTGGGCAGGCCGGATCATCCCGACGTCCTCGAGGATCGCCAGGGCGGCGAGCATCGCTTTCTGCGTGGCCATCAGAACGACACCTTTTCCTGCAATTGGGCGGTTTCATCGAATACTGGTGGGGGCTGTGGATCGGATATGCCGAGCTCGTCGGCGAGCTCTCGGAAGGTTTTCCGGTGTCGGCGGTTCGGCCGCTGGGCCTGGAGGCTCAGGGTCGGGTATTTCTCCCGTAATTTCGGGATTCCGAGGATGTTCGCTCGCCAGAAATCATCGTTCTCGGACCAGGCGATCGCGGCCAGGGCGTCGGCCTCGGTCACGCCGTCGCGGTCGAGCATGAGCCGAGCCTGGGTGCGCCAGCGGCGGGTGATCGTGGGTGTGCGGCCGGTGCGGCGATGGACGCTGGCGACCATGGCCTGGCAGACCCGCTCGACGTCGTCGCGCATCGGCTCCGCCGCTGGGACCATGGTCCCCTCGGTGTGATCGGGTGCTGCTGGCTCGTCATCCACGATCTCCGCATCGACGATCTCGGCGCTCGTCGCGTCTCGGTCGGCGGAGTCGATCGCAGACGATTCGTCTTGTCCGTTAGGACAAGACTTAATCCCCTGTTCCCCTGTTCCCCTGTTACTCGGTTCCTCTGTTCCCCTGTTACTCGGTTCCTCTGTTCCCACCGATGGGGTCTCGCGAGACTGTCGCGAGGGTGTCGCGAAAGCAGGTGTTGAGGGCCTGCGATCGGCGTCATTCTGCGGATCGTCTGCTTCCTCTGGAGACGGAAGACGACTTTTACCGGGGCGGTCAATCTTCTGGTGGTGCCACCCAGTTATGACAAAAAAGCGCTTCCCCGACACCGTGTATCGATGGATCAGACCAGCCTGAAAAACACTCTCGAGCCCTCGCGACACCCTCGCGACAGTCTCGCGAGGGTTCGCGAACATGTCTTTCGCAAACAGTTGACCGATGATCAGGGGGAGGTCGTCGCGCCCCCTGCCAGCATCGTCCACGTAGGACATGAGTCCTAAAAAGAGGAGGCGATCCTCCGGCTGCAGCGAGCAGATATCGTCAGACGACCAGAACTCTGGCTTGATCGTCCTGATCCTCATGACTCCACCACCTCAGGGCGGAGCGCCCGGCACGTGCGCACCCGCCACGTCAACGCCTTCCACGCCTCATCACTGCCCGTCAGGGGGTGCTCACAGTCGGCCTCGGCAAGAATCTCGGCCCTCTCATCAAGAGTGCGAGGCGGTGGCCACAGCTCCATGTCCAGGGCTTCGATGGCCCACTCGTGCCAGTCCTCAGGGCCGACGCCCTCCTCGTAGACGCGCCAGGGGCCAGCCCAGTCGTACACATAGTCGGCTACCGCACCGCAGTCGTCACACTCACGCCACACCCATATGTCACCGTCACAGACATTGGTCCTCGCCGTATAACGGACGCCGCGGGAGATGATACGAGAGCACACGGAGCACCGGACACGGCCGCGAGACCGCGGCCGCTCACTGCGGAGCGTCGTCAGACTCATGAGCGCACCCCCACGATGGCGCGCTTGACGAGCCAGCCGCGCCCCAGCGTCTTCACGTGGCGCGTACTGGTGCCGGCCTCACGCAGGCGGAGCCTGCACCGCCCCCTCAGGACCGCAGGGTCACTGTCATGCGTGTCCATGCCCTCCACGAGCTCAACGCGCCCATCGGCCTCGATGTGATCTCCTGGCCGCAGCTCATCAGCGGCCACCCGCTCAAACCTCATTGTAGGAATCCTCAAAATCAGTGATGGTGATAGTAATACGATGAAAGCCTTTATCCAGGTCCCCGCAGACGGGCCCTCGCCTAAAATCAGGCCCCACAAGATGCACATCATCGTCATCAGGGACCACTCTGGCATCCACCAGAGCCCCATCAATGAGCGCTTTCACGGTCGGGGCAGCATTAGCCGGGTCCATCCGGGTCCGGGTCCGGGTGACCACATGAGCGACCACCCGGACCCTCCCCGATACCGGCCTCAGATCAGCCCGACGACTCAAAATCAGCCCCCGAAACCTGAGCGCCCGCACGCGCCGCGCACGATCAGCCCAGTGGTAGCGACCATTGGCCGTCACCCACTCAGACGCCGGCACATCAACACTAAGAGCCTGACTTGCCATGTCCTGGGTATTCATCAGGGGACAGGCCAAGGATGCGGCAGAGCTCTTCTGACGGGTCCAGTGCGAGCGCTCCCGGGCCGACCCATTCACCCAGCGGCGTGGGCGCCAAACATTCCTTGAGCGCGATGAGATTCGCGATCCGCAGCTGCTCAGCCACAGCCAGCGTCGCCTGCACCTGAGCAATCATCACGGCCTCGGCCGGACTCACTCCATCCCTAGGCGCGCTGATAGCATCAGCAGCATTCCGCAGGTTGCTTCTGGCCATGTGCTCGTAAGAAATCATCCTAGAATTGCTCCCCACATTATTTTGATAAGCAGAATCAGGGCCGTTCCGATAGCTGTAGCCCCGATCAGCAGTAGAGCTGCCACAATGATGCCGCCTACCCCGCGTATTTCAATTTCAAAATGGTTCTTCGGCATTCTGAATCTCCTCGTCAGTAGGCTCGCGCAGGACAATCACGGGGAACGTGAGATGCCTCGTCCCTAGAGACATCTCCGTGCCGAAAAGATCCCAATCCACGCACCCTGGAACGGAATTTAATGACCTCATGCAGACGGTGCCGTTGTCATCTTGGATGATTGTCCCAGTGGGCAGCTCTTCAAGCTCGTCCTTGCTGGTGACCAGCGCCGTCCGTGGCGTCATTCCCTGGTCGATGGCTCGCTGTAGCGCCGCCTGCGCACCGATAGGATGATCAAACATCCCCAACCCAAGCAAAAGACACAACTTGCCGACCTCTACATCTGACAGGATCACAGGATCACCCGCCAAATAAGCGATATCAGTGCGAGAACAACCGACAAGGCCAAGAAGGCCACCGATCCAACCAATATCCATCCGACCAATTTGCCTACCGCCTCACCAATAGTGCTCTTTTTCATCAGTCTTCCTCCTCTGAAGTCCAGGTTGTGTACGTGATCTCGATAAGCCGCTCGTAGTAGTAGCCTTTTCCACACCTATCGCATTCATTGATTCCTTCGTCTTCGAGCTGCCAGGAATCCAGCTCCCGATACCCGCAGTACGGGCAGATTGCCTCTTCCGTGTACTCGCTTTCGATCATTCGTCCATCACCCGGTTCAGCGCGTCCCAGAGTTTTGACACTATCATCGGAGTAGTAGAGGGTGCTCATACCCATTCCTCCAACTCTTTTACCGGCAGGCCCACGGACTCGGCCCAGTCGGCCTCGGCCATGGCGCCGCGGGAGTCCCGCCACCCAGGGAGGAGAGCTACACCATCGCAGGTAGCCAGCAGCCGCATGCACGTGCGCATCCATCCAAGCCATGGTGAATCGCCGTCGCGCGCTGCTACCGGCGCATCAATCTCCGCCGGAGACGCCGGCTCATAGCCGGCCCGACGCAGCCGGTATGCTGCGGCAGCAAAATGCAGTCGATAACGCTTATCACCCGAAATCGGGCCACTAACATAAACTCTCATGCGAATTTCCTGGCTTCAGTACGCATGCGGTCAACAATGAAGATGGAATGTTCGATGATTGATACGTCGGCGGCGGACAATTCATCCGGGTAAGGGAGGACAGCTCCACGATCCTCGCCCAGGAAAAGCCGGCATGTTACCGACGATTCACTACCGTCCGCCTTCACCCCGCGCCCTTCTAAATAGATCTGCGACGGGGACACAAGATCGCTGGCGTAAACGATGACGGTCTCAGCCTTCATGCGCTTGAGCCGGCCATGCTCGCACGCGATAACCGCAGACGACTTCAGGCGGGTAGCGAGCCGGATATCAACGGCGGTCATGACTTACTCCCACCAAGAATGCGCTTTTCTTTACTGTTGGCGGGATATGCCTTGAACATCAGCACCATCGTCGGGTGCGCCCCGTGTTTGATCGTTACTGATGGCCGCGACTCACACACGTAGCCGACATCTCGCAGGTAATCCGCTAGGTCGGCCATGGCCTCGACTTCTTGGTGGGCGAGCGGGATTTCTCCGGGGAGTAGCCGCCACATCCAGATGCGTCGCCCGTCATGAGTGCGAGGGAGCGGCGACTGTCCCTTTTTTGTACGGTTCATTCCTGCACCGCCTCAGGGCTGCTCAGTTCCGCCTCAGGAGCCCAGATAGGCTCCATCTGCATTGTCCTGGCCAGCTCAGACCCAAGCCTCTCGTCGGCGTCCAGGCCGATTGTGAGGTCATACGATTTCGGTAGGCGCTTCATGAGCTGCCGGATCGCTGTCTTGCGCTCCATCCAATGCTGCGGGTCAGGTATATCGCCCTTAGTACCGAGGCGGCCACGGAGATTCCGCACCTCATCCACGGTCAGCACCTCGAAATCTGTGGTGCCAGTCGTCAGCCTGCCGACCGCATACACGTGAGTCATCGCCCCGCGATCGCCATTAGCCGGCCGGTGCGTTAGCCGCGGCTCTAGACCAAGCTCATACTCAAAATCGTCATTCTCGTACACGACATGTGCGGCCAAATCTTTCGCCAGCGGGTGCTGGTAAAAGAGTTTGATCATGCCCTGGTAGCCCAGGATGAAGCCGACCTCGCCCTTGTAGGGCACTAGGTAGCACTCGCCCTGCACTCCAGGCTCCACGCCCAGAGTGGCGGACATGAGAATCGCGCCAGCAAAAGATGCTTGAGAGCACTGTGCGAGTTTTTGGTTTTTGCGGACCTCTGTCAGAATGACCCTGGTGAGGCGGTCAGAGCTCATGTGCTTCGGAAGCGCCCTCGCGAGTTGCGGCCCCATGGCCTGGATCAAGTTGGTTGTTTTTGCCATGGCGTCGCCCTGTGTGGCGACAGACCTACTAGCAGCAGTTTGTAAAGACATCGTCGTTAGTTCTTTTCTCGAGTTCTTTTAGTTCTTTGCCCGGGGCTTCAACAACTGGTAGAGGCTGACACTGCCACCCCTGCCGGGGCGTCTCTGAGCCACACGCTCCCCATCAGGAGTGACCGCAGTACGCGCGTCACCCATCGCATCCAGCAGACGGCTTTTCAGCCTCCTCGCTGCCGTCGTAGCGACGCGAGCAGCCTCCTGAGCATCCACATAGGACGTCGCCAGTTCGGCCGGCACCTCCTGGTCCCTCAGCGAAATCTCTGGATGCATCGCCCGCACAGCCCGATACGTGACATCAGACCCATCGATATCAGGTGAAATCCCTTTCTCGAGGGAGTCGATAAATGCGTCCGCTTTGCTGAGGAGCCATTCCTCATCCTCCATGGAGCGCTCAATCCGATATTCCCGATAGTCGCCGAAACCGATCAGCGCCCCAAGAATCCCGTACGGCAGGTCAAGGCAGGACAAATACCACGCGACCTGAGCCCTGTAATGCGGCGGGATATCTTCCGCTCCGCCACCGTCAGGCCCCCATTCCCACGCCATTGATGGGTCCACGGTTTTGGCTTCGAAAACCCCTATCGGGCGCCGGCCTCGCGCGGTTTTCGTCAGCAGGCGGTCAGGCTCCGCCAGCTGCCATGGGCGTTCCTTGTGCTGCCACATGCCGGTACGCCGCATGAAATGCCCACGGTGCTCGGCCTCGGAAACAACTGCGTCCTCCAGACGCGTCCCTATGCGCAGCCGCACACTATCCAAGTTGTCGGGCTCAAGATTTCCTGCCTTCACTTGCCACAGGTGCCATGCCGACTCCCAGGGTGACAGGCCGACCACGGCCGCTATCTCACTGCCACCGAGCCCAGCATGTCGAGCCTCATGCCAGTCCGGAGATCCAGCCTGATAATTTCCGATCAGAGATGCATTCACGATGCGACCTCATTGATCGGCGCAACCTGATCGAGCAGGCAGTGAATCGGCTTGCGATGGAGGTCGTACGCGACCAGATATGCCTGAAAATGGCGGTAATTGTGTGGCGCATAGGCGCCGTCATAATCCACGAAAGTGATGTCGCAGTACGAAAGTGTGCGCACCCCTACGATCACCCCACGGGCGATCTCGTCACCGAGAAGGGGGCCTTGGATTGGTGTCCATTCTGTGCGGAGAATCCTTTCCCCTCGAACCCACGACTGACGCTTCACGAGGCGCCCCTGAACCTTCACTTCAGTGCCCAGCGGCAAATACTTTTTCATGCCGCCTTCTCCTTATCGTGACGGCGTTCCAGAGCATCAGCGGCCCGAAATGTCGGCTCAATCAAGGCCGACGCCAACAGGGCAGGCCCAAGAATGTCACCAGCGAGCTCAACCAATTCCCAAATCATGATTCCTCCTTAAGATCGCCGCCATCCAAAGCGACCTCACGAAGGACCGTTACGCCCTGAACCTTGCACTTAGGGGCAGTGGAGGTAGGAATCGGGCAGATGTCATCCATTTTCACCGAGCACAGAAGCATCCTCTCAGCCTCAGGCTCACAGTAAGCGGCTGCTTGATGGGGGTGAGGCGACAGATGAAGGCCACCACCGCATTCATTCGTGGGCTCCCAGTCATTGCAGGACACGACACCGGATGTCGGCCACTTAATTCCGGGGCCATAGGTTTTCCCGGAGATCAGATCCTCACTCAATGCCTTATAAAGGAAGACTTCGTCTCCGTTAATTTCGGCTCCATAATAATCAGCCCATTGCTTGGCGTCGCTATCGTCAATAATGGATACGTCAATGATGACGCCACCATTAATTGTGGCATTTGCGGAGAAAAGATGTACCGCGACAAGTGACCCTGCGGTGACGGTGGACGACTCGTAGGCCTGGACGGTGGACGATCCGTAGGCCTGGACGGTGGACGACTCGTAGGCCCGGACGGTGGACGATCCGTAGGCCTGGACGGTGGACAACTCGTAGGCCTGGACGGTGGACGATCCGTAGGCCTGGACGGTGGACGATCCGTAGGCCTGGACGGTGGACGACTCGTAGGCCTGGACGGTGGACGATCCGTAGGCCTGGACGGTGGACGATCCGTAGGCCTGGACGGTGGACGATCCGTAGGCCCGGACGGTGGACGATCCGTAGGCCCGGACGGTGGACGATCCGTAGGCCCGGACGGTGGACGATCTGCAGGCCCGGACGTCTAAATAATGACGGGTGATCACCTCAAGCCATACACCGTCCGGAGAATCAATAATGATTTCACGATCAGAATACGTGTACTTCGGATTATTCAGAGCATCATCAAGCTCATCCTGATTGTGTACATAAATTGCGGTCATCGTCTACTCCTGTCACTACCGATATAAATGAAACAAATGCCAGCAATCGCGCCGATAAGTGCCGCCAGATTCGGTGTCCCGCTCTCAATAGTGTGCGCTATGCCGGCGGCGCTAAAAATAGCCAGGAAAAAACCCATAGCGGAAAGCCCACTACTCATATTTCTTGCCCCCTCAGCCATTCCTCAAGGTCTTCGCGCAGGATCACATACGACCGGCCCACCAGAGACGCCCGCAAATGCGGCACACACCCCGGCCCGCCAGCAGAATGAATCGCCTGCCGAATCAGCTTCGGACTCACGCCGGCAACCTGCGCAGCCTCAAGAATCTTGTATGCCACACGCTCACTCATTTATCCCCCTTAGAAACATTCACGCCGAGCCGGCCAGCAAGCCGGTCCAACCCTTTCGGAGTCACACGAATCGTGTGCGTCGCACGCACCTCGCCCGTTCTCTGATCCTCATATTTCCCCATGCGAACCCGCACAAGGCCAGCCTCTACGGCGCTCTGATACGCCCTCCACTGGCGATGCCCCTCAGGCCGATAAATCCAGCCCAGGTGCTCCATGAAACCGAAAAGACGATTCCTGCCAGTCGAAGCACCAGCACGCACCAATGCCTGCGCGACCGTCGCTACTGAATAGTCGTCACCTGACGACAAGAAATGATCAAAAGAACGCGCTTTCGGCTCCAAAACCCGGTTCTCCGCCTCCGCGGCAGCGCGGGCAGCCCGCTCCTCCTTCAGGGCGGTCAGTGCCCGGATCATCGAGTCCGGGTCCGCCAGCATCGCCTCCACCGCATCATCTGTGGCTGTCATGCCGTGGCGGCGCAGCTCGGCGATGCGCTCGGCGCACCACTGCGCGTAGGCGACGGCCGCGGGCTTGTCCGACCGCCAGATCACCATGTTCATGCCAGCCTCGGTCACGAACGTCGCCTGCTGGGTGCGTCCGAGACGGTCCTGGATGGGGTGATTCCGAGTCACCCCATCCGGCAGGCGCCGCAGGATCGGGGTGACCTGCTTGATGCCGAGGCCGTGGGCGAGGTCTGCGAGGCAGACGATCACCTCGTCGCCGTCACAGGCCGTGCGCAGCTCGGTACCATCGGCGTACGTGAAAATATCCAGGTCGGTCGTGGTCGTGGCGGTCACTTGTCGTCCTCCCTTGTGATGGTGGCGAGGTCCGCCCACGAATCCGCCCACTCGGCCAGGTCGTAGATAGAGAGATCCAAAGGCGCTGGTAGGCCCTGTGCGCGCGCTGTGGCTACCACCGCGACCGTGTCGTCGCCGACCCACACCAGGGTCGGGCGCCTGCCCCCCGTGGTACGGATGATCGCCCCCTCCTCGGCGTCGTCGAGGTCCAGGAGGAGCCTGGCGAGGAGGCGCCCGTCCACGGCGGCGGGTGCGGGTGGCCTAGTGTCGGCAAGAGCTCCGACGATCATGGCCAGGGCGAATCTCGCCGGGTACGCCTCCTCGTCGAGGATGTCCACTGACGCGAGAGGCTCCCCAGCGGAGCCGCCCTCAGCCCCGAGCATCAGCCGTGGGCCGTCAGCCCACAGCTCAACGAGTTCGTAATCTCCGCCAGGCAGCGAAATCAACAATTCGCGTGCATCGTCGGTGAAGACAGTGACGTCTAGCCCAGGCACGGAGAAGACATCCTCACCGGTGGCACGAACCACCGCGGTTACACGCCGGTCCGTGGCAATCCCATATAGAGCTGTCGCGGTAGATGTCAGGTGCACGCACCATAAGGGGAACGGGGCACCCTCAAAACTCTCCGCCACATCCACAACCCGCTCCAGAATCATGCGCAGACGCCACGTAGGCAGAACGATTCGAGGGATCATGACGCCTGCTCCTCGGCGGCGGTCTTCTCAGCCTCAGCAAGTTCCTCCGCCGTCGCGGGGCGGGACACCAGCACGGTCCGGTCATCTAGTCGGCGTCCATGCAGAGCTAGCGTCTCGACCATGTTGCCTTTGAGAATAAACTTTGAGTGGGGCTCGTAGCCGCACAGGACGGCCAGATCGACCGCCTCCGCAACCTCCACGCCGCTGTCTGCTGGACGCACATGCATCGACCATCCGACATTCCCGGACGACGCCACCGTCGGGATCGGCGTCGAAACCACTAGGCCGGCGGCCTCTAGGCGGATGACCTCCTCGCGGAGCGCATCAATCGCCCCGACCATCCCGCTTACTCTTGTGCTATCATTCATCATGAATCCTGTCTCCTTTGGATTTGCTGCCCCGGTCGGCTCGCCCGGCTGGGGCACTTTCTTGTCTGAAATCGATCACCACCACCGGCGGAACCACCGGCATGGATTGGGGACCCAGGGTGCTAGCCGATATGAGGTCGGCGCTGACACGGCACTCACCTCCCCTCCATGCAATCTGCTGCCTCGCCAGGGCGGGAATCCTTGAAATGTGGCGGGATGAGAGACGAGGGCGGGACGCGCAGGGCTTCGGCGATAGACAGCAGCTCAGAGAGAGTGAAGTCTCTGTGGGCTGCGAGCTTGCGGTTAAGCGTCGGGTAGGGGATGCCCGTAGCCTCGCTCAGGGCAACTTTGGTGGCGCCTGCGGCCGCGAGTGCTGTCGCGATCGCGTTGGCTGTCCAGGCGGCTGTCTTGCTCATATGAGCATCGTAGACGTCTGATCGACCAAAATCGGGGATGCGAATGTCACGATTGGGTAACGACATTCGCGGACTGAGCATGTAGCATGCTCGTATGGACAGAGGAATCCGCTTCACCGCCTATGTTGGGCTGGAACTCAAGGGGGCTATCGCTGCGCGCGGCTGGACTGCCACCGCCGTCGCGCAGGCCACGAGCCACTCTCCGGCGGCCCTGAGCCGATGGCTGAGCGGACAGAAAGCTCTCCCCATGCCCGTGCTCCTAGAGGCCTGCGACGTCATCGGCGCCGACCCGCGAGAGATCGTCGAGCGCGCTTACAGCAGGCTGCCGCCCACAGCGGAGGAGGCGGCGGACCTGGATGCGTGGGGAGTGGCAGCCCAGGCCACTGACGTAGATCCTGGCGCCGAGGTTGACGCTGTCTATGGCATCGACCCCGGTGTGGGTGAGGAGTCGCAGGAGGTGCCTTGGGAGGACTGATCGTGTCGCTGGCAGCGGGTAGCGTGCCGGCTCATGATCCCCTCCCTTGATTCCTTGTTTTCTGAGTGCCACGACCGGGGTGTGACGGTGGTGTCGGCCTACCTGCCTCGCGGGATGCGAGGTGCCTATCGCCATCGGACTAGGACGATTGTGCTGTGCCCGGGTATGCCCGATTGGATGGCGGTGCCGACGCTGCTGCATGAGATGGTGCACGCCGAGCGGGGCGATGACGGGCCGCAGCCGGCCGCCGTCGAGGCCCGCATAGACGCGCTGGTCGCCTGCCAGCTCATCACTGTCGGCGAGTACGCGACCGCTGAGCGTGCGGTAGGTCCTGGCGTAGGGGCGCTCGCCATGGAGCTTGAGACCACCACCTGGGTGATCGAGGCGTACCAGAGGTGTCTACTGTTAAATCGTCTACAGTAGGTAGACAGTAGGTGCCCCACGCTCGCGAGCGTGGGGCACCCGGCAGTTTCGGGCCTCTGAATATAACGGAACGGTAACGAAAAAAATGGCCGACAGAATGGCCTACAAACCACCAATTCGCGCCCAGACACGGAAAGTGGCGGCACCAGAGCTTTCGCTGAGGTGCCGCCACTTTCCGTATGGAGCCGCGTATCGGACTCGAACCGATGACCTGCTGTTTACAAGACAGCTGACGTACCATGGGGGACGTCCACAAACTGGCGTGATACCGCCAAATCATGCACTATAGGGTGTCCCACAGACGTCCTACGCATACCCCAAGATGGCCGACAGGATGGCCGACAGAGGAGAAAATCATGGCATACGGAGACGGCACCAAACCACGGCAGCGACCAGACGGCTACTGGGTCGCCACCGTCGAAGCCGGCTGGACCGAGCGCGGCACCAGACGCCGCCGCTCCGTCACCGCCAAGACCGAAGCTGAATGCAAGCGCCGTCTCCGCCGCCTCAAACAAGAAGTGCTCGCTGGCCAGGCGGCTACACCATCAGCAAAGCTGACCATCAAACGATGGGCGGACCAATGGCTCCCCCAACAGGCACAGACGCTCCGCCCCAAGGCATATGCCGTCACCGAAGGCATGGTCCGCAAATGGATCATCCCCACCATCGGGCACAGGCGCCTCGCCGAACTGACGCCCGCCGACGCCCGGCGCCTCGACACCGCCCACGAGCAGGCCGGCAACTCGCTGACCACAGCCCGCACATGCCGGACCACCCTGGCAAAAATGCTGCACGACGCCCGCGCAGAGGGCCACACCGTCCCCGACCCGATCCTGGCGGCCCCCATGCCCCGACACGCCAAAAGCACTCGCTCCGCCATCCCCGTGCCCGACGCCATCCGTCTCCTCCAGGCCGCCACCGGAGTAGACGCATGGGCCCCACTCCCGCCGTCGGCCACCACGCGCGAGCGCCGCGAGCGCACCCTCGCCACACAAGTAGACGCATCCCGGTGGGTCGCTGCCCTCCTCCAGGGCATGCGACAAGGCGAATGCCTCGGCCTCACATGGGACCGAGTAGACCTCGCAGCTCAGACCATCACGGTGGACAGGCAGCTGCAGGCCATCCCACGCCGAGCCCGAGAGGCAGGCACTGCGGACAGTGCCTGGTACGGGGCGGAGCACCTGGCCGGCACCTACTACCTCACCCCCGTCAAAAGCGCCGCAGGGTGTCGGGTCATCCCCCTCGTCCCATGGATGACCGCGGCCCTCACCCAGTGGCGCGAGCAATGCCCACCCTCACCGCATGGACTGGTGTGGCCTCGCCCCACAGGCGGCCCATGGTCTGGAGGTGAGGACCTGAAAGCCTGGCGCGGCCTCCAAGCGGCGGCAGGCGTCACCAATGCGGACGGCGGTTTCTATGTCGTCCACGAGGCCCGCCACTCCTGCGCGACTCTCCTCATGGCGCTAGGCGTCCCGATCCCTGTCCAGGTCGCCATCATGGGGCACAGTGCGATCACGACGACGATGGGCTATCAGCATGCCGACCTGGGGCAGGCGCGGGAGGCGCTGGAGGGCGTGGCTGCTCGTCTGGGGATCGGCGCCTGAATAAAATGCGACGAAAAGGCCCCTCACCCCAGAGTATGGGGTGAGGGGCCTTTTCGTGCTCTCAGGCGATCACGGCTGGCTGCCTCGACATGTCCGGCAGGGCCGTTCCTCCTGATGTGTGATCCTGGCGTCCAGGGCTCTCAGGTCAGCTCTCAGACCATCGGCGTGCGTCTCCACGCGAGAGACGCGCGCGCCGATCGTCGCCAGAGCATCATCCTGTCGCTCGACATCCGCCTGGCGCGCCGTCTCGGCTGTATCGAGGCGGGCCAGCACAGTCTCCAGGCCGGCACGCACCTCGTCGAGATCGTCGCGCATGTGCGTGCCGTGGCTATTGGTGACAGACTCGGTGGCGCGCTCGGCCGCGGTTTTCGCGGCGTCGGTGCGCCGCCCCAGCCGGTGCAGGCCGTCCTCCAGCCGTCGCGTCTGCGACCGCACGAGGACGCTCAGTAGGCCGAGGATGACAGCTACCGCCCCTGTGGCCGCGGTGAGCACCTCCGGGGCGGTGAGCACCTGGACCACAGGGTGCGGGGCCGGGGTCATGCCGTCTGGCGCTCGACGACCTCTGCGGGGGCGGGAGTCTCGGGCTTGACGATCTTGGCGGCGTCGTAGAGGCCGGCGGCACCGAGGCCCAGGGTGAGGCCGGAGGTGACGGCAGCGTAGATGCCGGTACCGCCGAGGGCGTAGTCGGCGGTGGACAGGCCGATGCCCAGCACGACCGCAGTCAGGGCGGCGTAGCGTGTAGGCAGGCCGAGGTCCTTAGCGAGAGTGACGAGAGCCAGCACCGCGGGGGCGGTAGCAAGAGCAGTCACAGTATCCATAGGATTCTCCTATTGAGGGTGGAAGGTGGATGGGGGTTAGGTCACTTCTCCAGGGCGTTGCCCTTGGCAAGGCTGGACTTGATCTCGGCGACCTCGGCCTTCAGGGCTTCCTGAGCGGCAAGGGCCTTCTGGGTATTGACGCGGATGTCGTCCAGAGCCCAGATGACATCCCCAGCGGGGTGAGAGTTGGCCTTGCCGTAACGCAGGGCGTTGCGAATCTCGCGAAGCAGGTCGGTGTTCTCGGACATGTCTAAATCGTCTCCATCAGTGTTGTAGTGATTGGGGTCAGCAAGTGATTTCCACTTGTAGTCGGATCGGTAGAAAACATTGAGGTCAACATTCCCGCCATAGCCAGGAACACGTCCCTCATCTGTGTACTGCCACATGAGCACCCACCAGCCGTGGCCGAGCGGGGCGTAGGGGCAGTCAGGGGTGTCGAGATAGTCGGGAGCCCAGCCGGGGTACCCAGCGACCCACAGCCAGTATTTGGCCGCCACCCTCTCCCACGAGTAGGCGTTGGCGACCGAAGCCGACATGTAAATGATCGGTGTGATACCAGTGCGGTCCTCGACCTGCTCAAGCCAGGCCTGAGCGAAACCGACGTCATATGTACCGTCCGGGTCTTCCCAGTCGAGAACGAGGAGCGCTTGACCGATATAAGGCCGGATGGCATCAACGAAAGTATTGACCTCTTCCTCAACACTGTTGGCGCTGTTCCAACTGAAGTGGTACAGCCCCAGCAGCTTGCCGGCATTGATGGTCGCTTGGGCGTGGCGGTGGGAGTCCGGATCCACATAGCCGCTGCCCTCGGTTGCCTTGACGAGCACGAAATCCGCGCCGGTAGCAGAGATATCGATTCCGGACTGGTGCGTGCTGATATCGATTCCGGACATGCGGACGCTGTTCTCAGCCACGGCGTACCTCCTTGATCTCGGCGATATCGCGGGCAATAGCAGACCAGTTTTCTCCGGCAGCCTTCACGTCGTGACGAATAGCGTCAGCCGCCCAGATGACATCCCCAGCGGGGTGAGAGTTGGCCTTGCCGTAACGCAGGGAATTACGGATCTCTCCCAGGAGCGCGATGTCCTCAGAGGAGGACAGCTCATCCGGGGCGTGGGGGCCACGGTATGAGATGCAGTGCGTCCACAGCGCCCGCTGGGTGTACGGATGGTCGAAGTACCCTATTGTGCGGGACTCGCCACCAGTATCATCAGCGCTAGAGCCATCAGCACCATCGCTGCCCAGAATATCGCCCGCCGAATCAATCCAGAACTCCGAGAGTCGAGGCCAGTCAGGGTTAATGTCCGTCATCATGACGACATGGCCCGGCGCGAACAGCAGGTCACCCAGGCGGAACCCCCCGTCAGGAATGTTTCCAGTCCAAGAGTCGCTGACGTCGATGAACCCCCGCTCAAGGGCGTAGTCGATCAAGTTGCCCGTATAAGAATCACGGGGGAATAACGGAACGTCGATCTTCTCGTGGTGAAAGGCGATATTCCAAGCACCAGCCACGCCTGCGCTGCAATCAGATTCGCCGGGGCCGTGAAGCCAACCATCCCAATCAGACGCATCGTATGCCGACCAGCGATTGGCCTGACTGTAGCCGATACCGCCAAAATCGTTGGTATCGCACCAGTACCGCATCTGGGATGCCGCATACTCAGACACACTCATTAGCGCTCACCTCCCCACACGATAGCGCCGTCAATAACGTTAAGAGCATCCGCGCTCCTTTCAGTTGTTTCAGGAATGAATGGGCTTATGCCGTCGCCCACAAAGCGGGCACGACGGGAGGCGTCCAATCCGACTGCGACTTGTGCGCCTGCAAGCATTTGAAAACTTTCCCGGCGAAGTTGACTTCGTCCCCCGCCTTGTAGTGCGTGTCGGTCTTCCACAACGGGACAGCGTTGGGGTTTGGAGTTGAAGCTCCGGTGCGCTGCCAGCCCTGCGGGTACTGGGAGGGACCAGCTGTGTGCGGCGATAGGAAGGCGCCACTCGAATTGGTCCATTCGACGCCATCGATGATGAGCTTCCCGCCGGGACCGATAGCGCTACCCTGCGGGAGATCCTTGATGTCTTTGGCCGGTACGTCGGAGATCGCACTCTTGTACCTCTCCGTCAGGTCCTTCAGTTGCATCTCCGCTTCACGGACCAAACGCTTCCGGTCGAGCTCGGCCTTCACTCGGTGATACAGCTCGAACAGCTCATCATACGAGTAGGCTGCAACATCTTCTTTGCTCGGGACGCTCATCAGTCGGTCGCTCCCAGAGAGGAGACAGTAAAACGGGTGCCCGGGAAAACGCCTCCATCGAAATGCCAATAAGGGTCTACTCCGTACGATCCTGAAGTGGAATAGGCGACCTTATGGGTCCCCTTTTCGACCTCTTGCACCCACCGGAGTTGATGCGTGGCGAAAGTGCGATTGTACTGTCTCTCTGTCTGCCAGATACCAGCGTCATCAAGCTTAAAACCAAAGAAATAAGATCCGACAGCGACGTCCTTCTGGGCGTCGGTCTGGAAATCAGAGTGGACGATGGACACGCACACATCCAGAGTGAACTCAAGCAACGACTTCACCGGAATATAGATCGTGCCCGTGCCCCACGTGTAAGTCTTATGATCCGACGTCGGTCGGCCGCGCCCATCAGTCTTATCCCAATGCCGCCACAGGACGCCACTGAAACTATTCGCCGGGTTAATCGTGAACTCGCCGTTGGCGGCCTTATTCCCGTCAGCGACATAGAGTAAGCGATTGATGACGAACACTGCCGGTTTCGCGGGAGTTACAGCTCCTGGAGGGGCGGACGCGAGCATCACCCTGGCCGCTGACAGGGACGGAGCGTGCAGCACTCTCCCTAGGGAGTCATCATATGCGTCCCAGGCGCCGAGCAGATCATCACCTGCTGCTGGGACCGCGCTTCCTGTCCATCTAGTCTGAGGCATGTTTTCTCCCGTTAGTCTGCGTCATGCAGGAATTCTGCGCTGAACGACAAATCCGTGATCGCCCAGAACCCATCGAAGTCGTGGTAGAAGGCGGGCGCCACCGTCGTCCCAGCAGTCAGCCGCCTGATGCCTGTGGTGAAAATGTTGCGCCACGTGTTCCGGCCGGTCTCACCGTAGGTATACAACCCCAGCGCGTCGATACCGCCCTGAGTCACCACCCCGGCGCCCACCGTGTACCGTTCGATCGCCCTGAACCACACATTCGCTGAGAGCCGGTAGAAGCCATCCGCGGGGACCTGGAAACCGTTCTCCGTGACGACGAACCCCCCGCGGTTTAGAGTCTCCCACTCACCATTCTGGTTGGGCACGAAGCTACGCCACTGGTCACCCTTAGCACCACCCGTACCCTTCCGTACGACAGTACTGAGCAGCGGCGGCGTAGTGAACGTCTTCCACCTTCTGGTGCTATCGACACCCCCAATAGGGCGGTAGGATATACCGGAGCTGTCTAGCGTGGTGACGCCGCCGATAGTGTCCGAGATTTCGATCTTCGCGACACCCTTGGCGTCACGGAAGATACGCATCCCGGACTTGAGAAGCGGCTTCCACGAGCACGTCATAGAGTGGATTTTCATCCGAAAAGACCCGCTCTTAGAAGACAGGAAGACAGTAATGTTCTTCCCGTCAGCAAGACGCTTGTTCTCGGGTATCTGAATGACGATCGGGGTACGGGTGTTCTGTGGAGCAGAAAACTCTGTCGTAAATATGGTGCCGTCCTGGAGTAAGCAGACCACCCTTCCGGTTTCTGATGCCGGGCCTGCAATGCTCAGCTCTAGCGTTAGAGTGATATCACCCATGCCGCCCTGAGTGGGGCCGAACACACCCACGTGGTCAGCGATCGGGATATACGGCGGGGGGTCCTGGAATCCCTCCAGCTTAGCTAGTCTGAAAGACAATTCCCCGTTGCCTTGATCCATTACCATGGACTTCAGGTACGACGTGTTAGCGCTCCAGCCCTCGACGCCGTTGCGGAAGTCGGCGGTCTGCGTCTGCGTGGCTGGTTCGGAGTCGAGCAGGGAAAGTTCGCCGCCCATGAGTCGGTTACCGATTAGGTCCCCGACAACCGCCGTGCCCGGGATTGTGGCGTTCCCGGCGGTGAGCATGTCGGTGGTGACCTCCAGGAAGGCTCCGATTTTGGCCGACAACTCCTTGGAGGCGTAGATTTTCGGCGCGGTGATGGCGCCGTCTTTTATGGAGGCGTCCCCTACGGAGCCGGGGACGAGAACGCTGTCTGCCACGAGGGGGCGGGGCAGCCACTGGTTACCGTCCCAGAGACGGGCGGCGATGATATTGTCTCGCTCGTCGGTGGGGTACCAGAGCATGCCCAGCGGCGGATTCTCTGGCGCGTCTTTCCCCACGTGGGGTGGGCGGTTGGACTCTCCGATCTTGAGAGCCTTGGCTGCGTCCTTGGCGGCTTGGCTGGCCTTGCTTTCGGCCTCCCGGGCGTTGTCCCGCACTTGATCAGCGGCCCTCTGGGCTTTCACGGCGTCGTCGAGAGCTTTTTTCAGGCGGCGTCCGGTTTGGCCGAGATGCTGCACGTCATCGTCGGGCCCGGGCTCGGCGATCGGGTCGCTGATTTTGATGACCCTGCCGGTCGTGTCCAGGATGACCATGACACGGGCGCCGACCCATGTGCTGATGCCGTCAGACTCGCCCACAGCCCTGCTGACGGGATTTCCGTAGGGGATGCCGACCTCCACCCAGCCGGGTGGCAAAGACGTATCCGTGGCTGCCGTGGCGGTGATCTTGCCGTACGTCCAGGACACTGGTGACGACGGCATCGGGACGCTGCCGCCGCCCGGCTGGCGGCGCGTACTCGGGGCAGTGTCTAGCAGGAGCGAGGGTGTCACCCGACGCGCCATGGTCAGTCCTCCAGGATGTCGATGTCGATGCGCATGTCTGCGCTCGGGTCGGACAGCGGCAGCGTGTAGGCCGTCACCCGGCCTGCCAGCTGCTCGCCCTCGGCGGTCACCGCGCCGATCACGTCACCGACCTCGACGCGGGGGTCAGGCACTACGGTCAGAGACCTAGATTGTGCGGCGGAGATGTCTGCCAGCATATTCGCGTCAGCGGCCTGCTCGACCGCGAATTGGCTGTCCGCCCCGGATAAGTCCTTGTGGCTGGTAATCCAGCCGTACCCGTCGGGCTCATAGGGCTGTGCTGTGCTGGTCCGGGTCGCGGTCCAGCGCTCTTCCTGTTCGCCCTGTTTTGTGCCCTGCTTGGTGCCGGTGACGTACCACCGATTCGGCCTGCGGCCGCCGGAGCGTGGCGCTCGGGGGGCGTCTTTGAGGAGCCCATTCGCGTGGGTGTAAATCGCGTCTGGGCGTGTGGAGCGGGCGATGCGGTACACGTGTAAGGCGCCGTCCCAGCCGGCCCGGATGCCGACGCCCTGGGAAGCGGCCAGTTTGGTGACAGCCTCGGTCCGCGAGTTGCCCCACTGGCTGGTGCGTGGCACTGGCCAGTCCTGGGTGCCCTCATCGAGGACGACCGGCACGAGACCGTCAGACAGGCGCCTGATCTCGCTCACGGTCGTCGCGTCCTCGGGAGGGGAGGACCCCCATGGGGCGGGATTGTCCTCCAGGATCTGCATGAGGTCGGTCGCGGTCACGGACACGGCGTCCTTGTCCACGCTCCAGGTGGTGTGCACAAAATGTCCAAGTGGGACTTCCCAGCGGCGGCCGGTGCGGTCCTCGAGGAGAGCGGTGATGATGCTGCGCTGCCCGAAATTGTTGAGGGCGTCGAGCGGGTCCAGCGGCGTCCAGGACAGGGGCGCCCGGTAGGTGACCTGGGCGGGGACCGCCCGAGACCCGGAGGACCATTGGAGCTCAACTTTTGTGGCTGGCACGCCTGTGACCAGGACGCGGCCGCCGCGGATGATGTCCACGCGGGCGCCGATGGCGACGCCGGCTGCGAGGTCGTCGGTGGTCGGTCCGGGCCTCATGGCATCCCCGCGATCAGTCTGCAGAGCTCGATCGGCGTGCGTGATTTCCAGACGCCGGCGTCATAGGCCGCCCATTCGCCCCAGGTCACGACCGGGGCGGCACCCCACCCGCTTTGCGCTCCGCAGAGCATGGGTGAGTCCTCTGGGACCTCGGTCCAGGTCACGGAGTACTCGAGGATGCCGTCGCCGCTGATCCGCTTGGAGGTCAGCTTGTCCACGGTCACGAACCTGGGCGGCAGGCTGTCGGCGTGCCGGCCAGCGGCGATGATCAGGGGCTCGCTGCGGCGCAGCAGGTCCCACAGTTCCTCGCCGCGGTCCGGGTCGAGGAGGGTCAGGAGACCGGCGCCAGTGCGTGCTGGCTCCTCGAGAGACCAGCGGGCTATGCGGGGGCTGAAGCGGTTGATAGATGAGGTCCAGTCGCGCTTGTCGCCGTCGTGGGTCCAGACGATGTCTGGGATGGTGCGGCCGTCGAGGCCGGAGATCATCGCCCGCCACCAGTCGGCCTCCGGCCGAGTCAGGGTGACGGACGAGTCTCCCTGCGTGTAGGTCAACGTTGAGCCGGGCACTGCCATGGCGTCCGATACGAGGGTGGTGCGCGGCTCGGTGAGCAGCGGCCCCTTCTCCTCAGCCCGGACGTGCTTCCACCACTGGACTGGACGGGGGGCGCGCACCAGGCCCGGGACGGCAAGGAGCCGATCTCCTGCATAGATCGGCTCCTTGCCCGTGGCCATGAGCGACGGCAGCCCCGTATGGGACGCGACCCACCCTGTGAGTGCCATGAGGATCCTTTCAGCGAGCTATCACTGAGCTCGTCCTGCTCGTCACTGACTACAGTGAGGACGTCACTGACTACAGTGAGGACGTCACTGACTACAGTGAGGCCCCATTAGCGGTTCAGTGATTCAGCTGGTCGTACTCGACAATGGCGCCCACGGCTTCGGTCTTCATTCGGCCGATGAGCTCGTCATCTGCGTCGCGGACGATCAGATCACGCTGACTGAAAAGTCCGTTCTCCAGTGCCCCGATAAGCTTGTCGATTTTCTCGAATTGAGTATTCGTGAAAACCGCTTCGGGCTTGCCAGTTTTATTGACGGCCATAGTGTCACCAGGCTGCAGCCAGCCGCCACTATCGTACCCATAGATACCTGCACTCGGCCCGCCGTAGATGCCGATCTCACGGACGGGGATGCCGAATGTTGGGGCCTCGATCATGCGGCCCCCGCCCGATGCGATAGCCACGTGATGCGCAGGATAGCCCCAGAACAAGAGGTTCCCGGGGACATTTGAATTCCCTGGACGGGAGCCTGCCTGATAGCCCGCGGCCGTCAGCCGCGGCCAACCCCAGCCCAATTGCTTAGCGGCCCAATAGACCAAGCCGGAACAGTCCACGCCGCCCGGAACGGACGAGCCGCCCCAGACATACGGTGTGCCGATAGCCGCCCTGGCTGCCGAGGGCAGGTCCGTGGCGCTGCTCAGATCGACGGGCCCATCGCCACTACCCGACGGTGCGGGAGCATGCGATACAAACCAGTCCTTGACGCCGTCAACGATCTTTTTCGGAATCGCTTTTCCGGCATCCCAGAAAGCGCCACCATTTCCGCCGTAGGAATCGAGCTTTGCCTTGACAGGGGACCAGACAAGATTCTCAATCGCCCCAGCAGGGTCGGTGAGAATATTGCCCAACGCTTCCGCTGAATCGCTCACCCAGTTGGAGATCGCGGTGTAACCGCTGCTGATGGTGTCCTTTACGGCCTCCCATACACCGCCGGGGGCGTATCCGCGGTATCCGTCCTTGCCGACGTCTCCGCCGGGGATCATCCGGTGCCCGACTGCGGCCCGGTTCATGGCATTGACCATGGCCGGCCCACCGACTGCCCGCACCCACTCGGGGCGCATGATCGCCTCACCGCCCGAGAGGGCGAGCCGGCCACCGCCGTCGGTCGAGGTGAAATGGTAAATGTCCTTACCCGGCGTGTAACCAGGCAACACACCACCGGACGCGTATTCGGCGACTTTCGAGACGGACGGCATGCGCAGGTCGAGACCGACCTTTTCCATGACGCTATCGACAAGCTTCTTGATGCCGTCCGTATAGACGGTGCCGATCACGAAGTTAATCGGCTTGGCCGCGGCACTCTTGACCTTATCGAAAGCGTTCTTGATGCCGTCCTTCATCTTCTCAGCGCCGGACTTAATGCCAGACCAGACCTGAGAGACGCGAGTCCAGAGAGTGTTGTACAGCCAATCTGCGACAGTGCTGATCGCACTTTTCAGGCCGTTCCAGGCTGTGGATATGGCGGTCCATAGCGCGTTGGCCCCGTTGGTGATACCGGTCCACACGGATTGGACCCAGGGCCACGCGGTGTACAGCAGCCAATTGACGACGACAGATACGGCAGACCAAATCCCGTTCCATGCCCACGTGATCCAGCTCCATAGGGTGCTCGCGCCCGTGGAGATGCCGGTCCAGGCTGATTGAATCCACGGCCAGGCCGTATAGAGAATCCAGTTCACGACCACTGAAATGGCGGACCAAATGCCGTTCCAGACCCACGTGATCCACGACCACAAGGTTGAGGCCCCGGATGATATTCCGGACCACGCCGACTGGATCCACGGCCAGGCCGTGTTGACGATCCAGCTGACGACCACGGACACCACAGTCCAAATGCCGTTCCAGACCACTTGCATGCCCACCCACATGAGTTGGGCTCCCGTGGTGATCCAGTTCCATACGGTCTGAATCTGCGTGCCTGCGACAGACCAAATCCATGCCACGACAGTTGAAATGACTGTCCATATGGCGTTCCAGACGGTCGAAATGACCGACCACAGGAACGAGGCGCCGGTCTTAATTATCTCCCACGCAGCAGCGATATAGGGCGCCGCGGTCGTCGTCAGCCACGTGACCACGCCACCAATAACGGACCATATCCCATTCCAGACAGTCGAGATAATCGACCACAGGAACGACGCCCCCGTGGATATCCAGGTCCACACTGTGGAAATCTGCGTGCCTGCGACAGACCAAAGCCAATTGACGACGCCGGATACGACCGTCCATATTCCGTTCCAAACGGTCGAGATAATCGACCACAGGAGCTGGGCTCCGGCAGATATGTACGTCCATGCGGTCTGGATAGCCGGCCACGCGGACGTAGAGAACCAGTCCACGACACCGGAGGCGGCAGACCAAATCCCATTCCAGGCCGCCACGATAACGCCCCACAGGGCAGAGGCGCCAGCAGAAATATAGCCCCACGCCGTTTGGAGGAGCGGCCACACATTGGTCATGAACCACTCAGCGACAGTACCGGCAGCGGATTTAATCCCCTCCCAGGCGCTGATCACGATATTCCGGAATGTTTCGGAATTGTTCCAGGCGTAGATGAGGGCACCCACCAGGGCCGCGATCGCAATGACCACGATACCGATCGGGTTCGCGTCCAAGGCCGCGTTCAGGAGCCACTGAGCGCCAGTCCACGCCAAGGTGGCGACCTTAGCGGCCCCCTGCATAGCGATGCTCGCCCAGCCGGCCACAGTGTGCGCGGCCTGCGCCGCAGTCGCAGCGATCCAGGCGCCGGCCTGAATCCCCAGCTGCACCCCGGTTTTGACGAGGTTGGCGATGAACTCACCGGCGTACATCCCCATGAGGATGACAGTCTGCGCCTTGGACGCAATCATCGCGGCCTTATTGGCTATCCAAGCGCCAGTGTTGGTGACCAGTGCGACCGTGCTTTTGCCGATGCCCGCGATGAAATTCCACAGGCTAATGCCGGCCATCACGATTTTCCAGGCCGTGAATGCGCCGACTACGCCGAGCAGGACGCCCTCATTGTTGGCCAGGCTCCCGAAGAAGCTGAGGACCGTATGGAACATCGGCGAATTCGCGACCGTAGTCAGAAAACTGGTGACGCCAGGAATCACGGAGCCTGTGAGAGTATTCCACAGACTTACTGCGGTTTCGCGGATGTCAAAGAGGAATGCGACCAGGCCGGAATCTTCCTCGAGCCCGAATATGGGTCCGGTGAAGTCCCCGTTTGCGAGGATATTGTAGATGCTCTGCACCGAGGGGATCAGCGTGTCATTGATCCACTGGCCAGCAGAAATGGCTGCATCACGAACATTGAAAAGGAAATCAACGAAGCCGCTATCCTCTTCAAAGCCGAAGATCGGCCCCGTAAAATCGCCTTGTGCGAGGGTGCTCCACAAGGATGACAGGGACGGGATCAGGGTCGTGTTGATCCAGGCGAACGCTGTCGATGCCCAGTCGGACATTTTCGACAGGCCAGCAGTCAGGTACGGGAGCGCCTTTTCAGCGATCTGCTGGGCACCCGTGACCATGGTGGCCTCGAAATTGCCCCAGGCGCCTTCCATGGCCTGGGTCGAGGTCGCCGCCTCTTGGGCGACGTCCGTCATTCCCAAGTCCATGATCGCCGCGTTGAATTCCTCGGCGGTGATCTCACCCTTCGCCATGGCGTCACGGAAATTCCCCGTGTAAGCACCGGCATCAAGGAGGGCTTGCTGAATCTTCCCCGACGCGCCAGGAATGGCGTCAGAAAGCTGGTTCCAGTTCTCTGTAGTTAGCTTTCCCTGGCCGGCAGTCTGGGTGAGGACCATGCCGACGGACTTGAAAGTCTCAGCATTACCGCCGGCGACAGCGTTCAGGTTTCCGGCAGCCTCGGCGAGTTTGTCGTATCCTTCGACGCCGTTTGAGGCGAGCTGGGCGGTGATATTCTGGATATCGTCCAGCCCATAGACGGTCCGGTCCGCATATTCTTTGGTTGAGGCTGTCAGTGCCTCGATCTGGTCGGACGCAATCCCCGCGAAAGAAAGCGTGTTCTTGAATTTCAGGGTCGCATCCGCAGCATTAAGCGCCTGGGACGCGATATCGGCGAATCCCATGCCGAGGTCGATCGCCGCTGCGGCACCGAGTGCCGCAGTGGCGATCGACCCGACCTGCCTGAACGCTCCGCCCAGGCCGGACGTGATGGAGCGTTCCGCCGGCTTGGTGCTGACTCCGCCGAGCTCGCGCTCGATGGAGGACCGCATGCCCTTCATGGAGGGGCTGATCTGGACCCATGCGGTTCCGAGACTGAAGCCGGCCATCGCCGCCCCTCTCTATAGAGTTGTTTGTCAGGTCATGGTGAGTCCTGCACTGTCGCCGTAGCGGCGCATCCAGTTGCGGGCTTTACGGTCGCGAAGAGCAGCTTTTTCTGCCTCTTTCTGCTGCCATCCCAGCTCCGGCGGTTCAGGCGCCGACGGCATCTTGGACTGCTTGACGCCCGCGGAGGCAGCGACGGCGCATACGATCTGGTGGCCGACGTGCATGATGGTGGAGACCTCATCCGACCAGTAGCGGGGGCCTCCACGGGCGTGATCCAGGGCGGACCCTGCTGGCAGCCCGTGGATCAGGGTGACCGCTCGGCGGGGTGTCAGGCGGCCACGGTAGAGGTCGAGCAGATCGACGCCGTAGTAGTGCAGCAGGTCCGCTTCAATGGCCTCCCCGTAGTCTCTCAGGAGGCTGGGGAGGCCGAGGAGTTTCCCTGCCCCACCAGCGTGTAGACCTGCTTGATCAGCTCGCCGATTCGCTCCATGGGGACGCGCCCATGTTCATCTTCCAGGGCGTCCAGCACTTCGTCATGCTTATCGCCGACAATGGCCTTGAAAAGGACCGACGGGTTTCCGCGGTCTGCGAGGTCAATCAGCCTGTAATCGTTGATGACGGCGTGCTCGACGGTAAGAGTCACCCCGTTTACATCCACCGTGTAGACGCCGTCAGCGGCCTCAGTCTTGGCAGCGTGGTCCTCAGGGAGCTTCGCGCCGGCTTCACGGGCGAGCTCGGCCGTCTCGCTGTGGGCTACTGCGGTGGCGGCGGTGGGCTTGCGGCGCTTCTTCTTGCTCATGGGGGATGTGTCCTTTCTAGTGGTGGGGCGGTCCGTGCGTGGTGTCCTCCTCCGCCCCGGGGACCATCCCAAGAGCCGGGGCGGAGGAGGAGATTGTCAGGCCGGGATCAGCGCCTTGTGATCGGAGTAGATGATGTAATCTCCGAGGATCGAGAGGTTGAACTCATAGCCGGTGATTTCGGCCTGCTGGAATGTGATCTCGCCGCGCTCGCCGAGCTCCAGGCGGGGGAAGACGATGCGGACATGGGCGCCCACGCCGGAGACGTCGAAGAGGTCGGCGACGCCGGAGAGGACCTTGACCTTTCGGCTCGACTTCGCGGTAATCTTGGCGACATTAATCTTCTCGCCACCACCACCGGCCTTGGTCTCCTCAACCTTCTCAGCAGTAGCGTCAAGATACCAGGTCAGCGGCTTGAGCAACGTCTCCAGGAGGGTCGCGCTGATAGACGACTCAGAGGAGTCCAGGAATGTCTTGACAACTCCGTGTCCCTGGTGCCCCTTGATCTTGGTCAGAGAGTCGTCGAAAGCCAGCTTGACGCCATCCTCGTGGAGCCAGCCGACATTGGTCAGGTCAGCGACAGATGTGAGATCGGAGGTAAGGCCGGTGACCTTGGTGGCAAAATCCTTGTCATAGTCGGTCAGCCACAGAGAGTCGTCATCGGATGAGAAAATGAGTGCGTTATCGGCGTTCACAGCCATTGAGCTTGTCCTTATCGGTGGAGGGTGATAGTGGCCGTGCAGGTCGCCCGCGGCTGCGCAGTGTCCGGATCGGGCATCTCGGCGGGCATGGTGGACTGCACGTGAGTGACGCCGATCCGCTGATTCGGCAGCAGGTGGATCGCGTCTACGGCGGCGCGGGCCAGCCCCATGGCGTCGCCGGTGGACCGCCCGTAGGCGTCTACGGTCACCTGGGCGACCGTGAGGGCCTTCTGCGTGACACCGCTGCCGCCGGTAGCGATCACGGTCAGAAACCGCTCAGGGGCGCCCTCACCGTCGGGGCGGCACGAAAAAACCTCCACCTTGAGGGCGGAGGCCAGATGATCCATGACAATCTTTTTCGCGTCAGGAGAGCGCAGCGGGCGCTCATAAGTGGATGGCGTCATGACGCGCCTCCAATCGCTTTCTCGAGGACGTGATCCCGGGCCTGTCGCCGGTAGGCTTTGGCGTCGCGGGCGCGCACGTAGCCGCGGGGGCGGTTTCCGTAGGTCATGCGGGCACCGAATCCCTCGCCAGCGCGTGATGCGACAGCGTCGGCCTTCTGCCTGACGAGGTGAGCGACCTCGGGGCTGTTCATGAGGGCTTCAAAACCTTTTGTGTCGGCCGTGAATTTGGTGGGCACGGGATTCACCTCTTTTCCTTGGGCTCGACAGTGGCGAGACTGGCAGCCAGGCCCATAGGCCAGTCCGCTGGCCGCCCCTCGACTCGGTAGATGACGCCGCCTACACGGACACGATCGGTGGCGGTGAGGTCGGGCCACTGGCCGGGCCAGTACAGGGTCGGTGAGGACAGGACGGGGGCGGCGCCAGCCATGACCGGCTCGGAGGTGCCCCCGGGCGCGAAAAGCGCGTCCGGAAGCGGCTCCTCCACGGTTTGACCGGGCATACGCTCCCCGTACTGGTCCTTGTCTCCCGGCGTGGTCCGCAGCCGTGTGACGGCCTGTTTCCAGGGCTTCATGACGGCACCCCCGGCTTGAGCAGGTCCACCTCACCCGGCAGGACCACGCCACGCAGCGCCCTCCGCTCCGACCTTGTCAGGAACAAGTTCCCGTCAGGATTGGAGTAGGAGAGCTGCTGCGTGAACGGCCCCGCGGTGACGGACTCGCTGGCGACGGTCCCGCGGGCCTCCAGGAGGCCCGTGTTGGTGCCGTTCTGGATGTCGGCGAGGAGTGCCCGCTTGACGATGGAGCAGGCCACGCGCCGCAGGCGGATCGTCGGCAGGCTCTTCCAGCGGGGGAATTCTGCCTTGATGACGTCGGAGGCGTCCTCCAGGAGGGTCTGGACCCGCTGCCGTTCCGCGTCAGTCAGCGGCCGCCATCGGGCTTCGAGATCAGCGACGGTTGCGAATGCTTCGTCAGCCATCGCCCTCACCAGCGTCGCCTGCCGTGGGGACGGTGATGCCCCAGTCGGCCGGCGCTGCAGCGAGGATGGCGGCCGTCTCGGCGCTCACGGTTGCCTGTCCGTCCACGAATTGGACGCGGGGGTGGGTGACCAGCAGGTGCGGAACCTCGCTGGTCACGACCACGTCCGGCGTGTCCTCGACGTCCGGCGTGTCCTCGACGTCCGGCGTGTCCTCGACGTCCGGCGTGTCCTCGACGTCCGGCGTGTCCTCGACGTCCGGCGTGTCCTCGACGTCCGGCGTGTCCTCGA